CGAAATCCACAGACCATCGAGATAAGGATCGCTCATGTCACATAGTCCCTACATAGAATGCTTGACCATCGACCTCACTCAAGATAGTCGGCCCATGCCCCTCGTGAATTGTGACGCCATCGTCCAAAGAAATCACGCGGAATTTTTTGGGATGAGACTCATGCAGTGTGACTGAGCCACGAACTCCATTCAAGCACATCACGAAATTCTCTCCATTCACCGCTGCAAATGACCGAGAGACACCAAGGGCTGTCTCTTCTGTACTCCATTGCTGGTTCAACAGAGAGGGAAATGGATGAGGACCGCCCCCCTCACCAACCCGTGTCGATTGCCAGTTAGCAACATCGGGAGGCAACAGAGGGAGAACCTTCGACAAGACCGTCTGGAGTCTCTGAGAAGACGGATCTGAGCCGTACTCGCCCTTACTGATGTGAACCCCGTAGAGATCATGGTGCGTAGACATCGCACAACCCGCAATAAAGGCATTGAGCGGAGCCGCCGCAGCCACCGCGACTTCTCTTCCGCTAGAGCTTTTATCCCATCGTTGGTGTTCGTTATCCACCACAAAGCCTGGACATCCTTCAATCGGCCAGCGTCCATGCCACGGTTGACGCACCCATCGCCACTCACCTTCGTTCGTTGTTTGCTTTCGAGGGAAGTGGATAGTCGTCGCAGACGCCGACGAGCCGGTATACAGATGCGTTAACCGCTCTTTCATGTCCTCCCATGTCTCAGCGGAGGGCGCAGATAAGGCGAATGGGGCATCACAACGCTCCTGAAACGCAGCCGCAGCAGAGCGAACCTCGTTATCAGACCAATCGTTGTCTGTATGGTTCCATTCATTCACACATTCAACAAGACAGACCTTATCCCTATTGACTGTAACGAGATCGGCCCATCCCCTCGCCAATGTTTCGGCATCCTCGATCATCTTACGCCTGGTAAACATCGTAATCTGAGAGCGCAGACCAAATGCTGCGAGAGCATCAATCGTCTGCTGCATGAGTGAGAAGTAGGACGGATCGACGCTGTTTCCGTTATAAGGATTGATCCCTCCCGGCCAGTCATATGCGCCAAACCACCGCACATACGTCATTCCGCATCCACTCGCCCATTCTGCAAGGTGTTCCAGTTGACTGGGATTGTATTTGACCGCCCATGGGGACCAGAACGCACTGACTCCTACGGCTGGAAATGACCCGTTGTCATCGCAGAGAGCGCGTTTGTCAGTCCGTAAGCTCCCCACAAAAGGGCGAGAGGGAGCAACCTCTGTCTCTGGTTGAATAGCATCGAGGATTGACGACATCGACCCGAACCGATCCTGTTCGTGAATCGCTCGATACGTCGCTTGGTTGATCACACCCTGATCTGGATTGCGCTTGACTTGATTCAACCGCGACAAAATGGCCTGTTCAAAGAGTTCAGGTGAATCAGCCAGAAGAAGAAACGCACTATCCGTATGCGAATGCTGAATCCACCATTCGTAGTCAGGCTTCTTCATGGCCTAGTCTGTGTGATATTTCTCAAAGAGTTCTGAGATTTTTGCTGGCCCTGATGTTGCAAACCGACTTAATCCAAATGACTCAAACACCGCAGTCAATTCTGTTTCTGCATTGGCAACCGTCGTGCTGGTTTTCGCGCACACCCACAGAATCACCGCTTGGAGGATGGCCTCATTAATGTGGATATTTGCTGGATCGTTTTCATGTGCCATCGCTAGCTTCCTTTGATTTTATAGAACTGGACTTGCCAGACCGTTGTGCCACCGGCCAGCGCGAAAGCCAGACCAAGATTGTAGGAACCCGTAAAATCAGCAATCGTTAAACCAGCACCGATTGCACTACCGCCGCTGGTATAAGCCATCACCCCACTCGCTTCAACGATGGTATTCGTCGCCCCACAGGGACGAGCATACGAGACGCCGGAATTATTACCATTTATGTTGTTTTCGGAGACCACCGAATACTGCGTCGAGACGCTGCCTTGCACGATGCGAGGGTCATTTATATTTCCACCAGAATTTGTGAAGCTCCATGTACACATAAGCGTGTCGGTGATCGCCAATCCGCTCACGGCGACAGAGCCATACATGGTGTCAGCAGTTGTCGTAGTCGAACCGTTTGCTGCGCCGATAAATGTTGTGGCACCAGCACTAATACCCGTGAGGTTGGCACCACTTAAATCGGCGAGATAGGTAGAGGAAAGCTCAGGAATTTTTCCAACCGCGTTCACAATGGCAATATTGGAAGTGCCAGCGGTAATCCCGCCAGCCACATCAATACTGGTTGCACTGGTGTCTGTTGTGGCGAGCTTGCCTGACGTTAAGACATCCGTGCTGTCGTTATAAACCAGCCCTGCATCACCCCCGAACGCCGTGCCTCCATCGTTGTATTGGACTTGAGTATCTGATCCCGCAGCATTCGTAGCAGACACAGCCGTCCATGAGCTATCCCCTCGCAGGAATGTTCCGCTGGATGCCGTCCCTGACCCTAGTCGGGCCGTTGCCATCGTGCCTGATGTGATATTCGTGGCCACATCACAGCCAATGCTGGTTCGTAGTGTTGATCCAGTCTCGGCTACAGGATCTCCCGACCCATCACCCACAATCATCTCACTGTTAGCTAGGACCGCCATCGCGGTAATATCTCCGGTGCCACTCCCTAACAGCACACCCCCATCGGTGAGGGTGCCAACACCTGTGCCTCCGTCAGTGACAGGGACATCGGTGCCTCCAGCACGATAAATAATGTTGCCCTCGATGTTGACATCGCCAGAACTTGCTTTGGTGAGTGTCGTATCAGTCGCGTGACCAAGCTCGATCCCAGTAAACTGAGGGCTGTCCCCTGTCCCAACCCCAACACTGGTCCGAAGTGTGGCTCCACTTTCTGGCGTGGGGTCTGTTGTCCCATCCCCAACAAGCACTTCTCCATCGGCAAGGACAGCCAACGCAACAATTGCGCCAGTGCCATTTCCAATAAGCACGCCGCCATCTGTCAGGGTTGTTGCACCTGTGCCGCCTTTTCCAACCGCCAGTGTTCCTGTGGCATTTCCTGCGGCAAGATAATATGTGCCTTCCTGATCATCGAGCTTGTCAGCGTTCAGGTTGGTGCATTTGGTTGTGGAGGCAATGACCAACGGAATCGTACCCGTCGCCACATCACTCTCAAAGGTATTAGCCCGAATCTCATACCCACCCGAATCCCAATTCGCAGAGAGGGCTACTGTGCCATCAGCTTTCACAAATCCTGTGGCTTGAATCCCATCCAACTTATCGGCATCGAGGTTTGCCACCACCGCTGCACCAGAAACTACCGCAAACGGCGCATTGGTGCTTCGACTAAAGGTATGCAACCCGGTAATCGTGTAGGCGTTCTCTTCCGTGACAAGGGTATTGTCGGAGAGATCCGCATCTGAGTTTGCTACTTGAATGTCTGCCATTTACTTGTTCCAGTTATCTATTGTGTGGTACCGACGACTCCCGCCTAGATCGGGCGGTGGACTGGCCGTGAATGGTTCCTGCAGGTGGGAATCGAATGGAGGGACCGCCCCGCATGATGTCTGCTTGCGTTATACCGGTTCTGGATGGCGTAAATTGCGGTCGTCCGACCCTGGACCGATCTCGCGCTTCCAACGCTGGACCACCCTCGCGGATTAGATTAATGCCTTGTGTTCTTGTATCTGGAATACTTTTACTTCCTTGAATCTTGGCTCCGTATCTCTCAAGAAGCTGACGAAGTAGACGCTCAGGTTCGTTTCTTTGTGTATCCAGTTGCCTGCCTGCTTCGAACGCATGAGGAATTGGTCCTTCAGTCTCCATTGCTAAAAATTCTGGGTTCTGTAGCATCGCAGCAATGCTTTCAAGAAGGGCGCCGGTTCCAGCATCTCCCCCCTCTTGCCCCTGTAACTCTGGTTGCAATCCGCTGACCCGAGGTCGAGTCAGGTCTGGCGTACGGACTTCATGCTCCAGTGATGGTGCTTCGTCAACAGAAGGTGCAAAGACCTGATGGAGATCGGAAGCCGTCATCGTTGATGGTTCCTGCCCCCCAGGCGCCATACCTTGTAGCATCGCCATGATTTTCTGAAGGATTCCTGGGCCCGAGCCCTCTCTTCCTGTCGGCTGAAACTGTCCTGTCCCTGGAGCGGTTTGCCCTGTATGTCCTGGTCTATGTGGCATTATTGCACCTCGTAGCCGACATTAATAACGATTGTCGCGGCCCCGGTGCCTGTCGTTTCGGCATTCAGGAGCGTATTGGAGGACAATACCAGTCCAATCCCGTCATACCACCGGTCCAGTGACGCGGTGCCATCTGTGGTTTCAAACGCCGCCAGCACATTACCACCGGCTCCATCTTCAATCCGCACCAACGAGGCATTGCCCTCGACTTCAGTATCAATCGTGATCCACTTCACATGGATCTGTTGATTAATGCCGGGAGCAGCAATCACCGTCGTGTCGGCATTTGTGGTAATTCGTGAGTTCGCTGTAAATTCACCTCGCGCCATCAGGCACTCCTATTCTGTATGTATATACCGATAATCGTACCCGGGGGCTCGGTCCCTGTTAAAGCGACCCATGGCCTGCAAGACCGGATTAAATAACTGCATCCCGATTTCCGAGAGAGAACTGACATCGTCATCTTTTCCTATGCGAAGCATCTTGGCCGCAAACTGCGACAGTGGCATCATCGCAATATCTGGATAGGCAAACGTGCCCCCTGCGGTAATATCCGTTGCCGCCTTTAATCCGTAATACCGAATCGTATGAGTACCATCTGGCACCGGATCCCAGTAGAACGTCGTGCCATTCGTCCAATACCGTAATGGTTTGCCCGTAATAGAACTGCTATTGAGATAGGGGGCAAAAGATGACTGATTGTAATCACCAACAGGGCCCACACGGTCTAAATCCCAGGCAGGACGACTGGTCGAAGGATCAATATATTGCAATCGATCGAGGCGTAATAATCCTGTTGGCGCCGTCGTCGTTTCGGTACTCGCACTTGTCGTGATGGTTCCGACCGTAGACCCCACGACATTCGGATCAAGCGCCAGCATTGACTCCAGATGGTCCTGGGCCGCGTTTAACGCTTTTAAACCGCGAGTAACACCAGACTCACCGGATTGCAGCTGAAGCCCATAATCCAGGGCCTCCATAAGGTCGAGCATCGTTTGGCCTGTTGCCATGGCTTAATCTCCTGCGTGATGCTCAACAAATTTACTTCCTGAAGAGTGACCACACATACTGACCTGGATCTTTGTATGGTCGTAATAATCACCACCAACATCATGGACATGCTGGTTGCGCGAGTTATCAGCGATTTCTTTCTCTCGCTTGGCTTCTTCCTCAACTCTCGCCCAATACTTTTTCCCAGAGCCCCACTTGAAACCACTTTGCTCATAGACCGCCGCAAGGACACGCTCATCTAATGAAACATACTCATGCGTCGATGTTTCCGCAATAAATAGTAACAACCACCCAGGAGACACATGATGAGAAATCCGTGGACGGCGATACCAGACAAGCCATCGCTCTCTCAGTGGATGCCAAGTGGCATCAAGATCAGGATGAATAAGCTGTAGTCGTTTACGAAATGTTTCCGGTGCATACTTCACGCCAAAACGCTGGGGATGCCAAAAAGACGGAGAATCCTCTACAGGAATAGCTTTTCCCTTAACAAGAGGAACACCAAACTCTGGCCCTTTGTCATATCCTTTCATCATTACTAACTAAAAACTTTCAGCGCAAACTCACGAACGCGCTCATCCTTGCTCGATCGACAATGTTTAGCAATTCGGGCCCGGGCAAGATTATAGGATTGCTTTGATTCAATCTTAAAGCTCGTTGTCCATCCATCAACAGGACACTCCAAGCGTCCTTTCTCCCAATCCTCAACAACGCTATCTGGAATAGGTTCCTGTTCTTTTGTCCACGGAGCCACAAATTCTTCTATTCCAAGATCGATTAGATCCAACGCAAACTTCTTCCGATTGCCATCTGAATCAATATAGGTGTTTATTTCACCAGAATCAGACCCAATCCCACCGCGATGAGGTCGTCCCTTCCCATCCCATGCGTGCATCGTTGGAAAACGAGGTGCGCCTCTCTTGGACATATCACGCCACTTGTGTTCTTCATGCAGGTAGGTATTAATAGCCGTAGATACCGCTTGTGTTCCAACCCACTCAGTGCCACGATGCTTCTTGATTTCTTCGAGTTCATACACTCGACCAAGCACATCGGTAACCGCTGCCGCTGAGACACCATCTGGCAACTTACTTTGCAACACTGACACGGGCGGATCGCCAAGGTGTTGTAAAAAGAAACGGTTTTCTTCTAATGAATACCGAGGTGGTCTAAACGTATCCATACCAAACCTTCCCTACATTAATATGTAGTGTTCGTACGGACCGGCTTCAACACGACATGCACAGCGCCTTCATATGCTGTAACCGTTCCGGTGTAATTTAATGATAGTTGCTCTCCTAAATCGAGGAGGCGATTTGCAAGGGTTGCTGTCAGAGTGGATTGCACTGGCGTATTTGCTGTGCTGTCCAACGCCAATACCGCACTTAATGAAGTCGTGAGGCTCGCCGGGGCAGTCCCCGATGCAGCCACCCCAACATCCAACGTCGTGCTACTGGCTCCTGCCGTACTATGAACCTCGCGCACATCCATGATTTCATAATCCTGGTCTGCGACAAAGATACCCGTATCAGCAGCTTCTCCCGCTGAGATGGTATAGACAACATGAACAGGCGCAAGTCGAGCAATTGCTTTAATTCCCATGACTACCTTCTTTCTGGCGAAGTGACAGGGGAGTAGGGTTGACTCTCCAGAAAAACCCCACTCCCCCCACCTACTCAGTTTACGATTCTGCTACGTCTTCGATCTTCGCACCAGCTGCCGGGTTATCACTCAGCAACTCGCCCTGCCAGTACCATGCCACCTCAAAGGTTGCGCTGGAAGTCTGACGAAGGAATGGTGTGCCATCAAAGATTTCCGATACCGGTCTTGGTACCGCATTCTCACCGTGACCGATGAAGAAATGCTTGTTATCAAGGCCAATAATCGTATTTGCCGCGAAATACGGCTCTGCGTGCCATGGATTGCCACTGAAACGGTAAATCGTGCGGCCATCGCCACCATCTTCACCCTTCTGTTGCGACCCACCATCACGCCCCACACCTGACCCACCGTCAAGCGCCTTTGGTGAACTCATCGCAAAGAATGCATCTTCACGAAGCAGTTCATGGTACCGGCGAATAACCGCAAGGTTAGAAATGTAGGTATTGAGTTTGGCGCCACCCTTTTCACGGACGGAATCCTCAAGTTGCATAATGAGGTCTTCAGTCAATGCACGGTTGGTGCCACCATTAGCCAGAACCACAGATTCCCAGAATTCGTTCCCTGCGGTACTGCGGTTAATCCCACCAAAATTCCCTTTAGACGCTGCTGGGTTCGCATCATCAATAATGCCCAACAATCCATTGGTATGGTAAGACGTACTGGATGACACAGTATCCTGAATGACGAAGTAGTCACCTGCTGCTGTGCCACTTGGAGCCGAACCACTAATCGTTACAGTTCGATTTGGGGTATCGATCGCCGTGACTGTTGCAGAATCTGCCAATTTGGCATTGTTGTCTGATGCATCCATCAAATCGACAACCATACCAAGATCAAGACTCGGCAACTCACCGACAGTAATTGTCGTCTGGTTATCAGCAGCTGGCATCACGGCCAGCTTGCCAAGACCATCAGAAATCAAGTCGGCATTGATCATTTTTAAGACACGACGACGAAAACCTGCTTCCATCATGCTCAAGGCAGTCTGGAATGCAAACTTCGAATTACGTGCGTCCTGGATCAACTTCCACGACATATTGTAGAGCCCTGCAAATTCTGTAAGGGCAAATGACGCTTCCGTTGTATCTGGGTTTAAGTTAGAAGGTAGCGAACCACCTTCAGCAAGACCCGTCCATGCACCTGGATTCTTGGTCATAATCGGGATCAGAAACTGCCCTCGTCCACCAAGAGGCTTCTTCATCTTCTGGAACATATTCCAGCAGACAACCTCCTGATTAACGAGATACTGAACCTGATCAACACCATAGGTGTATTTCAGGGCCTCGATGACATCAGTTGTACTTGCCATCTATCTCTCCTTCACAAAGGTGAAAGACATCTGGGCTATTCGGTCTGCCCTGGATTCATCATGGCCCACAATTCATCAGCCCGTGCCTGTGGCGTCTTATAGCCTTCCGTTTTTCCACTGGTTGGAGACATTTCGCCTCCTTTTGTGGGAAACGGTGATTTCCTGGCATCATCAGCCACTTGCCGATCTAAATCACGAAGCCCTTTTCTCATTGAATCAAGACGAGAACGAACCATTTCTGGATATTGCTCATTCAGGTCACCGCCCTCGTGAGAGTAATATACATCCCGAAGCCAATCGTTTGACCACTCTGCATCGGGTAGTTTGTGTTCATCTCGAATTGATGAGAATCGTCCATCAAGTTCCGCTTGCGCAGCCTTATTCGACTGATTGCCGACGTTCTCTTTAAGCGTTTTGTATTCCTTATACATATGCGCTAGAGCCTGATCTCTTTGTTGAATCGCATTATTCAGAGGATTGATCCCCTCATCCATAATACGTTTCACGAGAGATGCCGCAGTCGGCCCATCAAGATAGGACATGCCTTGCAATTGCTGCATTAAATCCTGTCGTTGCTGGGTATTATTCCCCTGCTGCTGGCGCTGGGCTGTCTGTTGCTGCAACTGTTGAGCATATTGCTGCAACTGCTGAGTGGCCTGTGTTTTCTGTTGCTCCCACTGGCTCCTCTGGCCTTCCCAGGATTTTCGTTCGTCAGCTAACGCTTGCGTTTTCTTGGTGAACTCTGCCTGAACATCAGCAGGCCATGAACCTCCGTCAGTTGTGCTTTCACTAGGTTGTGTATCGACCGGTGCAGTATTGTCTGCAACCGGTGCTACGTCTTCTTCCATTGACTGCTCCTCTGAGTGGATGAAGAATGTTTTTTTGCTTGCTCATCTGCCGATGAGTGCAATAAACGTATTCCATATCCGTATTCACAATGCAGCACTTTTATTTAGTATAGAAATGACTTCTCTCTACTGTCAAGACACCGACCGGTGTCAAGATTTATCCGGTCATTTCCTTTTTTTCGTTCGACGCACCACATCTGGCTTGGATTCTCCAGCTTTTGAATACGCAATCGCGTTGACTTGCTCGATGCCGCCGGGGAATTTCCCGGGATTTCTTTTATAGGCCCCATGTTCTTTACTCATGGCGTGAGAAAGAGATCGCCGTTTTACATCCATTATTTTAGAGATCTCGTAAAATAGTTTTATCCTGTCCCTGCTGTTGAGCGAGGGCCTGAGCCAATTGCGCTGGTGCCTGTGGTGCTACTTGCTGACTGGCTTTCATTTGATCCATTGCCATGTCAATCGCCTCTGCTGCCGCTTTGGCTGCTGCTTGTTGGGCTGCTTGAGCCACCGCCCCCTGAATTTGCTGGTTATCGGCGCCTTGTTGCCGGCGCTCTGACGCTTCCATGAGGAACTTACGACATCTATTCCAAAACCCGACAAATCCCTGTTGGATCTCTGGAGAAGCTGATAAAAACTCGGTGGTTGCCATTTCAGACTCTAATTCGTCCATAATGACGCGCAAATTCCAGAAGGGCATCGGTAAATGCTCTGGAATAACCTGACCATCCCACAATCTCTCCACTAAGGACATTCCGAGCTTGCGCCAGCGGGTTTCCTTATCCTCTCGTCCAGAATCACCCATGTCCAGGTCAGACGCGATTTTCTCTTTGTCGATTCGCCCTGTGCGCTCGTCCATATACAGCACACTCAGCGGTGATTGCAGATGTTCGCGGATTCGCGCCTCTCTCAGGGCTCTGAGTTCTGGAATCAGACTCCCTCGCTCGACGGTAATGTGATAATCAGCACCAGATCGGAGAATATCCGACGTATGGAAGATAAAGACCTCATCGCGCATGTTGCGGTCGGTGTAATGCATGGTTCGAAAGGCAGGATAAAACTGTTTGACGCGATTAACGCGCATTTCCTTCACTTTTGCCATACGTTGCCCAAGATGCTGGTAGAGATTGCCCCATTGGGTATCGATGATCTCCTGAAGCATGGGCACCGCCATGGGACCACGTAACTGACCTGGGAATTTTGACTCTGAGAACAGATCCGCTCCACCAGAAATCTCTCGTAGCAACTTAATCGTCAAATCAATCGACTGCATGAACCACCCTGGGAGTTGTGGGGGGTCGCGGCGCTGTACCATTTTGACACCAGCCTCATTGAGGCCGTTTTCAATGGGCGCCGGATAATCTGCGGGCACATCTTCCCGTTTCAAGGTCGGACCAAGCAGGTCATCGGCATAAATTGACGCATTCGCTTGTTCCCCAAGCTGAGAGAGTCGCTTATTGAGGAACCGCTGTGGAGCAACCATGTCACTCACATAATCATTACTCCAGAAACTGGTAGTTGTCGGGCCCCAGTGATAATCCACCAGTGGAATCTCACCATAGGGATTGTCTCCGTCATGGAGAACCTCTCCATTGGGAATGAATGCCGTGTATTTTCCTCTGGGGTTCACTGACGAAATAGGTTGATAGCGTTCCACGACCACCGATAATTCAGGATCATTTTGGTCCTGGCTTCCCTGAACGCGAGGGATTAAATCTTGTAAATTGACCGACCCTGTCGGATCGCCAAACTGTTTAATATCGGTGCTGAGAATTCTGACATTAGGATTGCCTTTGATTTCCTCTAGCGTGTCATCACTGAGTTTGTAATTCGCCTCAATCCACCCCAAGGTGCGTATCTTGGCAATATAGACTGCCTGGTCAGGAGCTAAATCCTGCACGGATCGAACAGACGAATCAATGAATACTTGGAGTGGGCTGAGGACTTCACTCCCGACATCACCAGCACTGACCATTTCTTCGACGACTTCGAATCGTTCCTTCGGCGCACCCTGCGTTAGCGCCATTTGACGAATAGACTCAGGAACCTGCTCTCCGGTCGTCACATCAGACCAGAGAAGCTCATTAGTCTCCTCATCAAATTGCGGTAATGGTTCCATCGTGGCATCAGGTATCCAGGGGACATATTCAAACGCCACCCCGCCAATCGACATCCAATAGAGAATCTCCCAGCTGCGTGACGGCTGGTCAAGTTTTTCATCCAGAGCCCTGATGAGCTTATTAACGACCTGGGACTGGGCTACCGACTTCGGATCCTGCTTGTCAGAACGTGCTTTAAACACCGGAGCGATACTACTCAGGCGCCCCATCATCTTCGACAGAATCTGACCGGATAAATTAAAGACCAGATGTAATTTATTCGGGTCACGCTTTCGCGTAAACAACACACGGTTCTGTGTGCCAATCCACTGCTCCCCAGAGATAAACGCGAGATTTGTTAGAATCCGCAACTCGACAGAGCCGACATTCCGAGCTTTCTGGGCGCGGAGTCGGTCGTAATCAGCGGTGTAATCAACAAGGTCTTGCTCGTCAATAGCCATGTGAGTGTCTTCTATGCGGAATTAATACGACGCTGACTTCGGATCTCTGCGTGACACATCAACAATGCGCCCCTGCACCTCTGTCGCAAACGTCTGCGCCGCATGTTGCCCTTCAGGGTCATACGAAAACTTCTTTTCTTTTGTTTGCCCAGTCTTTGGGTCGACATAACTGACAACTGGCATCTCAACCTCTTATCGAATATCAGATAATTGCTTTGAGTGATCGAGCATCCCACGGGTGCGTCGAGTCGTTCCACGTTGCCCCTGTGGACCCATAGCAGACGGTGCGCTTTCCGTATTTCTCGGACCACCGAGTCCACGTTCAGGACGACGTAAGGGATCTTGCACCTGATTTGGAGGAGCCTGAACATTAGGTGGTGAACTAAGAAGTTGAGCTAATAGTTGCTCAAGTAATTGTATTGGGTCAATATTTGAAATGTTGTCTCCGGCATTTTGTGCAGAGCGTAGGGGATTATTTAGTGGTGGAAGTTGTCCATTTGCCATTAGAAGGCTCCTAAATGCGCATCGGGGATTTCATCAAGTGGGCGATCATCCAGCACCGGCTGGGCGGCCAATGTCTCCACTGGCTGATTCCTCTGAAGCGACTGCGCCAGCACGATTTTCTCCAGGGAATCCATCCGGGCCTGGAGCCGATTGAGGCTGTTCAATACTTGCGCCTCCGGTGTCGGTTCTATCCACTCCAGTAGATTCGTCCACAGTTTCCAAATCTTTGTCACGTTTCACCGCCATTTGAAAAAGTGTCTCAAACGATTGAGAGACTATTGTGCCAACTGCATCTTTTCGTGTCACTGACAATGTGTTCATCGTAAAGTCGAGCTTTTTCTCCAGTAACTCCACACGACGATCCAGTCTCGATGTGCGACCACTCATTATTGCTCCCCCAGATGACTATCCGTTGATCGTTTCGTGCTTTTCTTCCGTAATGCTGACCCATACCACTGTACACTGCCAATTGACGGCATCACAATCGGTTTCTCTTCTTTGACCGGGGCACGCGGGTGTCGTGATAACACATGCTCAATACAGTCTACGGCATGATCGTGTTCCTTGAGGCGTTCGTATTTCCCCGAGGCCGATGCATGGTCCGGCCAGCGAGCATTTTCGAGTTCATAGGGTAAGACTCGCAACCACGGCGCCAGACGAATCTGCTCATGCTGAAAATACTGACGAGCCGCTTCGGTTCTCACTTCACGCCCTCGTTTATTGGCGAGTAAATGCACCCCGTGGTGTAATAATTCCTGCTTGAACTGACTATTGCTATCCACCCACGCCATCGGACGCGCTTTCCATAACGCCGCTGTCCGTATTAACTGATCTGCCCAGGTGGCAATGGACGAGGTCGGGTCGAGTTCAGGGGTATTGGCGAGATAACTGTAATTGACGACTTCATCCAGCACATAGGCAATACCATTCGGAGCCACTCCCACAATCACTGCTGCGCAATACGTCCCCGTATCGGCCCCGATTTCGATCCGCCAATCGTGGGGCACACTAAAGTTTTCTCGTATCGCGCCCCCGTCTTCATTATGCCATAGCTCCGGGTGGTCCTGCACTGACATGGCCCGATCGCCACGCTGGTAGTTATAGACCCTCCCGACGAAATCTCCCAACTTTCCGAGATAGGCAATCGAGAACTTCTCCCGAGTTAAAAGATTTTTATCCCGGTCCATGGCTTTCTGGTCAAAACTATACGGATTCACCATGGCGGGAATGCCACACTTACACACCCAGTCAGGAAATTCCGGGTTGCCGTGGCCGTGTTCATGGAAAATCCCCACCCACGGACGGTCAGGTGTCGTCGGAAACACCGCATACCCCTGACGGGCTCTCAAATTCTGAGAGACTGACGTAAAACACTCAATCCCGGGCAACTGATACGCTTCACAGTAAATATAGGCATCCACCTCTTTGCCCTTGAGCGATTCAGACCGTTCCCACGACCGCGCCTCGAACCGGGCGCCATTATCGAGTTCTAACCACAGGCGTCCGTCTTTCGGGCGATTTTGCAGGGTTTTATACTTCTGATTCAATCCACGCTCAGAACACAGGGCTTCGAGTAAATAGTCAAATTCAGGGGCGGTCATGTCATATT